GCAACAGCTCTCATGGCATCAACCATGAAACAGTTCGGTCTTACAACATCTGAAACGACAAGGATAGCGGATGTTTTTGTAATTGCACAATCTGAAACAATGTTATCAATGGAATCATTAACAAATGCTATGAAATTTGCCGGTACGGTAGGATCGGCTTTAGGCATGAGTCTAGAAGAAACAACAGCTGCAGTAGGTATGTTTAGAGATTTAGGGGTTCAAGGAGCAACAGCCGGAACTCAGTTTAGACAAATGATGATATCTCTAGCTGCGCCTACAGATAAAGCTGAAAAAGCTTTAGCCAAATATAATATGACAGTAGATGATGTTAATCCGAATGTGAAATCATTTAGAGAGATTATTGAAGCTCTTGCAAAGTCTAACATGGGTTTAGAGGATATAACAGGCATTGTAGGAAAACGAGCGAGTGGTAGTGTTACGAAGTTAGTGGAACAGTTTAAACTAGCTCAAAATAGTATAGATGGAACTACATTTAAGTATGATACCCTACTACAAAAATTTGAAGAGGGTGGAGGTAGAGCGGAAAACACATATAATGCAATGATCGACAATGTAGCTGGTCGTTTTGATATACTTAAATCAGCTTTTGAAGAATTACAGTTAACGATCTTTGATACATTTTCAGATCCATTAAAGGAAGTAATTGGAGGGGATGATAATAGCGGTTTAATTGGTATGGTGAATATGTTCACTGAAACCTTTCAAGCTAGTTCAGCTGTATTTAAACAAATGTTTTCTGAGATGTTTGGGGAAACATTAAAGAATATCAATGAGAATCAAACAGAAATAGCGGTAGGTTTTGTTTCAATAATCTCTCAGGCGGTTAGATTAGGTCAGGTTATTGTTTCATTAGTTCCATACTTTGTGACTCTATTCAAAGTAGCTGTAGCGTGGGCGGTTACAGCTAAGGTATTTGCGTTTACAAGTGCTATTGCTACAATGGTAACCGGATTACAAGCTGGTGTAACGGTTTTTGGTGCTTTAAGAGTCGCAATGACAGCTTTTATAGCTTCAAGTGGTGGAATATTGCCTTTAATAGCTGCTTTTGCAGCTTTAGTAGGCGTTGTGAGTGCTTTTGCATTTCAATCAAATAGGGCGGCAAATGAACAGAAGAATCTAACAGAAAGTATAGAAGCTTCAAGAGATGCAGTTCGTAGTTTTAATGCTGAAAGTATTAAGTCAGGAAGATTAGGGGTCTCCTCCGGTGTAGATTTTACCAAAGATTTGAACGCAATAGAAGAAAGAATAAGAGCACAAGGTGACTTAACTGACGAAATAGAAAAAGGGCTTAACAGTATTAATAAGATGTCAGAAGGTCAACAGAATAATGCTTTGGCAAGTGGAAAAATGTATAATCTAATATTGGATAATAAAAACATTATCGTAGATCATACTCTAGCTCTTGCTCTAGAGAATACAGAACTTGGAAAATTATTTGATGTTTCATCTCAAATAACGAATCAACAAGAAAGATTAAATCAACAAAGGGAACAATCAAAAGAACTTTATGCACAAGATAGAGAAGCTATTGAAGGGGTTAAGGACGCTTTAAAAGAATGGAATGAAGGTTCATTAACTCAAATAGAACTAGGAACTAAAGTAGCCAAAGCAACAGAAGGTTTTAGCGGTAGTCTAGAGAAAGTAAAAGAAAATGGTGTGAATGCTAACCGTATTTTACAATCTATGACTAACCAATTGTCTAGAACAGAAAAAGGATATGTTCTAGCTGATGAAGCTGCACAAGGATTTAATGAAGGTTTAGCGTCTGCTGACGAACAAAGACGAAAAGAGAAAGCAAAAGCTGATTTACAAGAGGCAGATAGAGAGGAAAAAGACAGAATAAAAAGAATCAATAAATACAAAGATGATTATAAGAAGGCAACGGAATCAAGATTAAAGTTTGAAGAACAATTACAAGATCAATTAGAAGTATTACGAACTTATGAAACAGAGGAGTTATCAGTAAAGTTACAACAACAGTTTGATAATACAAGAACTATTTACGATCAAGAATTAAAGTATGTTGGAAACAATATAAAAAAACGTCTAGCTTTAGAGACTTCATATTTAAATACAATACAAAATTTACAAGAACAAGCAACTAGTGAAACATTAAATCAACAGATAGAATCAGGAACACAATTAGAGGAACAAAATAGACGCTTTGGAGAGAATGAACTAGAACGAATTAAGAAAAACGCAAAAGATAAAATTGATACAGAATTATCGGTGTTTGAGACTTTAACAAATGCAAATGAAACATTAGCAACAGAAAGTATAAATAGAGTTGAAAACCAAATAGACAAAGGCACTATAAGTGTAGGTGAAGGACTTTCTAAGATCAAAGCTATACAAGATAAACAAAGGAATGACGATTTAGCCGCATTTAAAAGTTTTAGTAAGGTTGAAGAACAGATAAAAATAACAAGTGAGAATCAAAGAAAAAAGATATTAGAAGGAATTGATCAAGACATTTCTAATAGTCGCTTAGAGTTGGCAAAGAAAGGGGTCTTAGAAGAACTAGATATAAATCAGAAGAAGGGTTTGTCATTATTAAAACAAACAGGTGCTACGGCTGATCAAATAGCAAAATTAGAGGATATCCATAGGCAACAAAGATTACAAGCAGAAGAGGAGATAATAACACAATTTGCTAAACCCTATGCCGAATATACAGAACGTGTAGATCAGATTAACAATAGATTAAATTCAAAATTAACTGAAAGAAGTAGAAATAGACTAGAAAAAGAAAAGGGATATTTACAAGAAAAGTTCAATTTAGAACAGAAATTAGCTAATACAGAACTAGCTACTAGAGGTTTAGACGATAAAAGTAGAGAAGAGGCACTAGGAAGAGTTCAAACAGAGTTAGATAATCTAGATTCTGAATTTAAAGATAAAGGAGATGAATTAGGAAATTCATTATTTGAAGGTTTAAAGAATGCTGCTGTAAAAATAAAAGAAGTGTTCAAAGGTACAATTACCTTTATCGGTAACAGTGTTAAATCTATTGGCAATGCTGTTAATAATAGTCTAGGTTTTATTACAGGTGGTGCAATATCAACCGATCTTAAAGGAATATTAACACAAGCTACTAATTCAAGTATGCAAGTTCGAGAAGGTCAACAAGGACAAAGAGATCAGTTATCACAATCATTAAAAAGCGGTGATATATCAAAGGATCAATTTGATAGAGAGATCGGAAAATTGGATCAAGAGTTAGATCCGACAGCTTTAGCTACAGATTTTATAGGCGGTTTAGTCGAAAACGCAAAAAACTTCGCTATATCAATAGCCGAACAAGCTCCTTTGATTATTAATGGTTTAGCTGTTGCAATACCACAATTAATAGAAGTTCTAGTAGAACAAATTCCAAAATTAATCATAGCTTTAGGTGAAGGGCTACCCACTGTAGTGTTATCTTTAATAGATGGTATTATAGCTTTATTGCCTGTTTTGGCAGATGCCTTATTAAATGACGCTTTGCCTAATATCGTTGATGGATTAGTAACATTATTAACCGTTAAACTTCCTCAATTAGCGGATACACTTCTTCCTATTGTTCAAGATTTAGTACAGTTCATATTAGAAGCAGCACCCAAAATAGCAGATGCTATAGTAGGTGCTTTACCAAGTGTTATTGATTTTCTAGTTCAGGCAATCACTTCGATTTTAACCGGAATACCCCAACTACTATCAACCTTATTAGCTGCAGTTCCGATAATAATAACGGAGTTATTAGGGGGAATATCTGAACTTGTAAGAGTTATTTTCAATGCTATTCCTATGATTATCAATGAAGTTATTTTAGCTTTGCCGGATATAATCAGTGCTTTATTAAATGGATTATTAGATGTTCTAGTAGAGATAGCGAAAGCTTTACCGGATTTAATTGGAGCAATAATAGATTTAATTCCTGTTTTACTAACTGCTATATTAGATTTAATTCCACAGATAATAATAGCTCTTGTTGAAGCTTTGCCAGCTATTATAGAAGGGTTGATTGGTTTGATACCTGTACTTATAGAAACATTTATATCATTGATCCCAACATTACTAGTAGCGATTATAAACGCTCTTCCTTTATTGATAAGTGTTCTAGTTGGTTCTATCATTGAACTTATATTTAAAAGTATTCCTAGAATCGTTATAGCATTGGTTCAGGGAATTGTAAAAGGTGTTATTGATGGTGTTCAAGGTTTAGTTACAGCTATAACAGATTTAATCAATATTTTTCCTCAGAAATTACAAGAAGCTGGAGAGTTCTTAAGAGCATTACCACAAGAGATAAAAGATAGTTTAAGAGATGCCTTTTCCGGATTCAAGGACTTCTTTTCTGATGTTATAAAAGAGATTACTTCTTTAGGTGCGAAAGAAACAGCTACTTTTGGCGACACTCCTAGTGCGATTCAAGCTGGAACAAGTGGACTAACAGCTAATTTTGCAGCTAATGATTATATAATAGCCGCTCAAAGACCTGTAGAATTACTAAGACAGGCTATGGAAGCTGTAGGAACTAATCTTCCAAAATCATTGACTTCTTCGGTAGCAAGGGCTTTTCCTCCACAACAACAATCATCTTCATCTAGTCAATCAAGCACGACAAACGTTAATATTATCGCAGAAGGAAGATTATTAGATGAAATACAGATTAAAGCTTTAGATCGTGGTCATGCCCCAAAGATGGAAAGAAAACTAAAAAGAAATAGGGGGTCAAAGGTTGGATTTGATAGAGGTCGGTTTAATCAATTTAGCTCATGATGTGATATAAATATATGATAGGGAGAAATCATGCCAAACCAACCAACAAGCTTTTTTATAGTTCCATCTTTTCAAAATGCAGAATTTCAAGATACAAATTCTCAAGGTGGTGTATCTTTTGGTGTCGGATCTCCTAGTAGTTCTAATCAGGGTGCTTTAACTGTTTTAGGAACAGGAACACCAAGATCTTCAACAATTACAGATTTAACATTAAGAGTACAAGATAGTGGTAGTTTAGGACAAACAACATTTGTATATAAAGAAAGTTCTCAAGCTGATACGTTATTTAAGGGTGAGAATGATAGAAGACATGCACATTTACATAGTACTCCTTTTCCATATCAGTATTTTGATGATCCTAACTATTATGGATATGGTTTAGCTTTAGGTTATACAGGTGACAATGATAGAGAATTTGTTTTAATAGTGGATAATACACAGTTAAACACGATTAAAATAGCGTATAGAGATATATTCACTTCAAACATTTATAACGCAGATGGTGGTTGGAGTACTTCAACAATAAATACTTTAAGTTCATTTAAAAGAACGGTGGGTTTTAGTGGTGCTTTATCTTCAACATTGGCACAGATAGCTACTTGTACTTTAGATAATGGAACTGCTTTAATATTCGTAAAAAATGATGGTGATATAGATGTTTATAACACAACAGATGGAACAACATGGGCTTTGATAGCTGAAGATATCATAGGAAGATTTATAGATAATGAGATAGGAAAAACAGTAACCCTTTTAAATCTATGTGTTAGTAGTAGTGGGAATTATGTAAGATTAGCGACTACTAGAACGTATGATGATGAAACATACATTTTTACAATGACTAGTTCAGATCGTGGGTTTAGTTGGAAAATATCAGATCCTAATTTAGTTTTAGCTGGAATGTCAGCTAGTCAAGGCGGTGATAGATTCGCCTTTTCTTTATCCGGAATACAAGAGAGTGGTAGTTTTATATTATGCACAAGTAACAACACATTAAACACAATACAGACTTATATAGGAAATGGATCTAATGTTATGACTTTTAGATCTAATCTATCTATATCATTTAGTATTAATCAAGCTTTATCACCGGAAATAGGGCTATGTAAGGGAACAGATAGCATTATATTGTTTCTAGATGGTATATACAATTCAAGTGTTTATGTTTCACCCCCATCACAAGCGAATATTAATATAACAAATGTAGATTCTAATGAAACACCGGATTTTAATGTTTTAGAAGGGGAACAATGTATATATGAGATATCATATAATTCAAATTTTGATCAAGTAGAATGGTATGATTATGGTGAGTATCCTTTTGATTTATTTGGTGTGGTTGGTGAAGCTTTTAAATTACCAAGTCAGACCACAAGTTTTTTAGGCTCAAACTATTATCGTTTTTATAGATTTAGACTGATAAAAGTGGGAAGTGGAATAGCTTTATGTGCCTCTCTACGAATAACAAAAACACAACCAAGCATAGGCGAAAAGTCAGGTCTTATATATATGCGTTATGGTGGATTTGATAATAGACCGATCAAAGATTTTTATGATACACAAATACAAGGAAGTAGAGGGCATCCATTAAACAAACATAAACAGACTTATATTTTATATGCTCCTGAGTGGTATTCATGGCATGGTGCTCCTAGTGGGATATTGTATGCAAATTCTAATTCTTGTTGGAAAGAGGTTAGAACTAGAGCTACAAGAAGTCTTTTTGTTGATAGGTTAACAATAGGAACGAATACAACATTATCTAATCAATTATATTATGAGTTTAGATCTAATAGAGGTTGGAACAATACAGCTAATCAAGGGCATGCAACCCCTATAAGAAA